TAGAATTTGTTAATAGCTTACCTTTTATAGCAACATCAGTAATTCCTTTTCCTAGATTTATGATGAACTCTTTAAGATTTCATTTTGATTTTAGTCCACTTGGAATTTTAAATTTTTTAAATAAAGCTGAAAGATCTGCTCTTGCAAGAGGAGATACATCTAAACTTAGTAGAGCTGTTTTAGGAATAACTATGCTAACAGGTGCTTATTATTTAAGACATCAAGACTATGCTGGAGAAAAATGGTATGAACTTAAACTAGGTGGCAAGACAATTGACACTAGAGCTTATAACCCATTTGCTGCATACTTGTTTGTTGGAGATTTATTAAAAAGATATAATGAGGGAACTCTTAGAAATTTAGATCTTAAAGGTTTTGCTTCAGTATTTTTTGGCACAAGAGCTGGTACAGGATTATATTTAATAGATAAATTAATTGATGGTTTATCAGGGGAAAAAGTAGTTGCTGATCCAGAAAAAATTGTTAAACATATACTTGGACAACAAGTATCTGCTTTTTTAACTCCATTAAATATGTTCAATGATTTTATGACATTGAATGATGAAAGTTATTCAATTGTTAGAAATGCAAAATCAGAAAAATGGGGAGAAGTAATAAAAAAAGTATCTCCACATGATTTACCACCAATTTATTCTGCAACATCCATTGAATATACTGCCGATGGTTTTCCTGTTGCCAAAACTATTAAAAGAGAACATCCTGTTATTAGACAACTTACAGGATTTACAGTAGTTCCAGAAAAAAATTCAGCAGAAAAAGAATTAGACAGATTGGGTATTTCGTATAAAGAAATATTTATTTCAACTGGCATAGCAGAATTAGATAAAGCTATTAAAATGGAATTAGCACCAATGATAGCAATAGGTATGTCGGAAGTTGTGGAACAAGATTGGTATAAATCTATGAGTGTTCCTGTTCAAACTTTATTCCTTAAAACAATGCTACAAAAATTTAAGTCTGAAGTAAGAGTTAGATTACCTGATACTGGTGTCATTCCTTATCTTTTAGAATATAAATTAAATACTATGCCAAACGATAAAAGAAAAGTTATAGATGAAATTTTAGGAAAAGATTTTATTCCAAATTTAATAGATCAACAACATGAAAAATATAAAACTAAAGATAAAAAATCTAAAGTTTTTGTACCTTTACCAAATTAATTATGCCAACTCAATCTCAAAGAAACGCACAGGAAATAATAAAATTACAAGGCGAAATTAAACTAATTCATCAAAAGCTTACAACAATAAAAGATAATCATTTAGCTCACTTAGAAAGAAAAGTGGATAATGTTTATAAATTTTTATGGGTGATAGCAACAATAAGTATGTCAAGTCTAATAAACTTCGCATTCAACATACTAAGCTAACTAAAGCACAAAAAGGAACTATTGGCGAATATCAAGCCATCGTTGATTTAACTAAGCAAGGCTACCATGTAGCTTTAGCTTGTAATCCTCAATGTCCTTTTGATTTAGTTGCGGTAGGTGAAGATGGGGAAGTCAGACTGATAGATGTTAAATCTAATACTTACAGGAAAACTTATAAAAAGAAAACCTGGAATAAAAGGTCTTTAAAAATTTATAGATGTCCTACTGAAAAGCAAAAGAAGTTAAAAATTGAATTGATGATGGTGGACAATGAACAATAATAACAACAACATTAATGAAAATTACAGCATACATCTTTTTAGGAGTTCTTTGGATAGCCTTAATATCAACTACATTAGCTCAAGCAGATACTACACAAACAAACACCTCAGGATCTAACACAAATATTGATGGTGGATATGAATCAACTACCACAACCACCTATGAGTCAGGTTCTGAATCCACATCTACAACGACCAACACAACTAATTCAGATATTAAATCATCACCACCTACTGCTGCCGCACCATCCTTTTCTGCACAATCGCAAGATGTCTGTGCAACAGGAGCTTCAGCAGGAGTACAAACATTTGGTTTAGGTATTTCAGGTGGCAAGACCTTTAGGGATTTAAATTGCGAAAGAATTAAATTAGCAAAAGTTCTCAATGACTTTGGTATGAAAGTTGCAAGTATTGCACTTCTTTGCCAAGACGAAAGAGTTTTTGAAGCTATGATTAATGCTGGAACTCCTTGTCCTATTGATGGAAAAATTGGCGATGCAGCGTTGGTAATATGGCAGAAGTATGACCATGAAAGACCTGACTTTAAAACTTATGTCAAGCGAATGGATGAAAGAAAAAAAGCTGACAAGCTAGAGCAAATAGCCATGACAAAAGAGTTTGAAAGAATTGAAAAAGAAAAAGAAAAAGAAGAATCTAAAAAGAAAAAAAACATAGATTGGAAACCAACTAAATGATATGGTTAATAATCTTTATAGGAATTATGGCTTATGCGGTATATCGTATTAACAATTTTGCTGACGATGTTAATCCTTACAACTTCTTCAGCAGAAGAAACAACGACAAATAATTTAATTAGCCAAAACTTCTCTACAGGTTGGTCTGGTACTGCTACTGGCAGACATGGCAATAGTACAGTTGCTGCTGTTAATAATACATATATTAAGTCTGATGATGTAAGTTTAAAAGACGATGCAAATTTAACTGAGGCACAATTACAAGATGGTTTTACATCAAATCATTCTTTTAAATATTGGCATTGGAATAATTATAATTCCACAGTTACCTCAAAGGTAACAATAACTAAGCCAGATGGTGAAGCAACAACACAAATTAGGACATATAGTTCTACTGGTTGTGGTAGCATCAACTGTGGTAGTTATCAATCTGGATCTGATACTTTATCTATATCCAGAAATACTCAGACAGATTTTGATATTAATGTAAGATATGATTTTACAGATACATCTAATAGTACAACTCACTATTCAGTAGATTTAAAAGAACCATCTCTTACAATTACATACGAATCAGAGCCTATAGATCAATCTATTCAAGATGAAATAAATGATATTTTTGAAGATTTGCAAGAAGAAGTCTTTGAAGATATAGATGAGTTTTTCTTTGAAGAAGAAGCTTTTACTTTTAATGAAGAAATCTTTACTGAAGAAATAATTGAAATGGTAGAGATGGAAACATTACCATCTACTGTTGAGGTTATGGCAGAGGAGATTGTTGAAGAAGTTATAGAGGAGATAGGAGAAACTATTGAACCTCCAACAACTTTAATGGCAACCTTACCAACTAATCCACCAGGCAATTCAATGGGTGAAGTGTCTAAAACAGTTGAAGAAGAAGCTACAGAAATTATAGAAGAAATTTATGAAGAAGAAACATTACCAATGGTTTCTGAGAAAGAGGAAACTATTAAAGAAGAAGAAGTAATTGAAGAAGCTACTGTTGAAGAAGAAAACAATGAAGCTGTAGAAGAAACTAATGTACAAGAAGAAGAACAAGCTGAGAAAGAATCAGAAGTTAAAACAGAAGAAAAAGAAGAATCTGATAGCGAAGAATCTACAACAGAAGTCGTATCAACAACAAATAATACCAAGCAAAAAAATATACGACAGAAAAAAAATGTCAACATAGACAAAATAATGGCTAAAGTTGATGAGGCTATTAAAGATTTAGATAAGAATTTACAAATTAAGAATATAATTAAATTGGAAATAATGACTAATGACCAAGCTAGTTTAGTTGGTTATATCACAATTCCTTTTTATAAAAGCAAAGACATATATTTAAATCAACTTAATATATATGATCCAAGACTTCTTTACACAGAAGTAACTTTAAATAAATATAAAGTTAATGATCCTGTATTTATAAAGCAGGAACTTTTACACAACATAAGATTAAAAAAACAAAAACTTTTAATAGAACTGGAGCAATTGAAAAATGGTTAAAGATATTAAAAAGAACTTAACAAACATAGTGGTTGTTATAGGATTAGTAGGATCTATCGGTGCAGGTTTTAGTAAATTTGCTAAGATGGAAAGCACTATTGAACAATTAGCAAGTCAAACTACTGTAGATTATTCTGCACAAATAGCAGTTATAGAAGAAAAGGTAGCTGCATTAGAAGGTGTAGATAGTTCACATGAACATCCTGTAAATCATAGCCACACTAAATCTTTAGTTAATGCTAAAGAAATAGAATTACTAAAAGTTCAAATAGAAGAAATTAAAGTTAAGACTAGCAATCCTTTACAGTAGTTATGAAAGTAAGCGAAAACACCTCTGTTGCCATGCCGATCAAGAATATGATTGGTATTGTTGTAGCAGTAGCTATGGGTATCTTTGCATATACAGAAATTACAGCTAGACTAACAAGTTTAGAAACATCAAGAGAATTATTTGAAAGTGATTTGCTTAAAAAATCTGAGCAAGTACCTACAGATCAAGAACAATTTATGTTACTTGAACACCTTGCTGGACAGATAGAATCATTACAATCTGAAATGCAAGGTATGAGAAATAATACAGTTAATCTTAAAAGAGCTATGACTGATATTGAAAAAATATTAGAAACCATAGAAGCTATGAAAGATAAAATTAGAAACAATGGAAATCCATAAATGATTGAAACTGTATTCGCATTATTGATGATAGTGGATCATGAAATTAAGGAACACTTAATTCAACCTAGTCTTAGCCAATGTCTTAAAGGAAAACGCTATGCTATGAGAGATATAAAATCTGGTGATAGAGTTCAATATAAATGTCTTAAATCAAAAGCTGAAATAGAAATTTATATGGGTGAAAAAAAAATAACAAAATTAATTTTAGAATAGAGGAATAATTTATTATGGGTAAAAAAACTTGCACTAATTGCCATTGTAATTGTCATTGTGGAGAACCTTTGCATAGCCATCATTACGATAAAGATTTATGTACCTGTGATAATTGTGTATGCTCATCAACAAAAGCAGAAGATTCAACTTATGAAAATAATGGTGGAGTTGTAATAGATGACACTAACGAATGTGAAAGTTGTCAATAAGGAGAAATTATGAATAAAATATTTTTAATATTAATATTTGCGTTTGCATTAAGTGCCTGTTCGATAGGACAAAAATGCACCTATACTCAAGAAGGAACTAAAATATCTTCTTGGTTTTGGATCACAAAAGAAGTACCAGTAGATTTACATAAGGATAATTGTAATTAATATGTTTTTTAATTTAGGAGATAGTTATGAAATTAATGGGAAAGATTTTATATTTAATGGAAAAAATACTAAGAAGATTATATTCAAAGATTTGGTATTACAGAATTGTACTTACAACAAACTTACAAAGGAAAACTAATGTACGAAGAATTAAAAGCAGAAGTAAAAGAATGTGAAGGTTATGTTAATAAAATTTATAAGTGTTCAGAAGGTTTTGACACTATATTTTATGGACATAAAGTAATACCTGAAGATAGTTATGAACATGGTGTTGAATACCCAAAGGAAAAGGGTGAGGAAGTTTTTGAAAAAGATTTTCAAAGAACTGTAGATGCTGCCGAAAGACTAATTGGCGATAGATCAATTAATAATACAGCTAAAGAAGTTGTAATTAATATGGTTTATCAAATTGGCGAAGGTGGTGTATCTAAATTTAAGAATATGTGGAAAGCTCTTGATAGTGAAGATTATGGAGAGGCAAGTTTTCAAATGTTAGATTCTAAATGGGCAAAACAAACTCCAGCTAGAGCAGGTAAGTTAGCTGGTAAAATGAGATCATCAAAATTATAGGAGGACATTATGTGGTTAAGTGCAATTAAATTAGCTTTAAATGCAGGTACGCATATTTATAAAAAGCGTAAAGAAACTCAAATGCTAATGGCAGATGCACAGGCTACTCATGCTAGTAAAATGGCAAGAGGTGAGTTGGAATACAAACAAGCTGTTATGACTAATAATCAGCAAGGATGGAAGGATGAGTTCGTTTTAATTTTGGTAGCAGCCCCCGTGATGTTGCTAATTTGGAGTATCTTTTCTGACGATCCAGAAATAATGGCAAAAGTTGAAAAATTTTTTGAGTATTTTAATAATATGCCTTTTTGGTATCAAGCTTTATTTATTGGAGTAGTTTCTAGTATCTATGGATTAAAGGGTGCAGAAATTATGAAGCGACCTAAATAATTAATGTCAGATAACTTAGATTTGGTAAATGAATATAAGGATCAAATCCGAATACTTAAACAGGAAGTAGCCGAACTGCAAGACGCAGGTAAAGCTAAAGATGCAGCAAATAAAAGATGTCTGCAAAAGCTAGAGTATTGCCAAAAGGATTTAGAAGATGCCACAGAAAAAGTTAAAGAACTTGAGGAAGAATTAAAAAAAATAAAAATGGATAGTAATGAAAAATGAAATTAATTTTAGCGATGCTTGTATGTTCTGCTTTATACGAACAATGCACACCTCCCATTACTCTCCCATCGCATTACAATAGTTGGTATGCCTGTATGAATGCAGGTTATCAGGAAGCTAAAAAAATGAATCAAAGCTTTGGATATAAAAAAGTAAATGACGAACAGTTATTTGTTAAGTTTTATTGTAAAGAAGCAAACACTATTTAATGTCAGCTAAAAATAAAACTTGGAAAAAAACTAAGATTATAGTCATGGACATTGGCAAGTGTAGATACTGCCAAAAAGAAATGATTAACACCGAATCCTTTGTAGCCTTTGCCGACAAAACTAAAGGTCATTA